CTCTGCTTTTAAACTCAAGGTTTTCCAGGATGTGTTATTAAACAAAGGGAGGTGGGAAATCATTGGGAGGATTGAGAAGTCCAGACAAGGGGTTATTGGATATTTTAGTAGAAGACAATCCAAGCAAGAGATGGGGTATGGGGGCAAAGGTGTTTGGGTGGGTTTAATCAACTCTGTACCTTGCAAAATAGAGATGATGAATCAGGAGATAGAGAGTGTAACAGTGAGGCAGCTAAGTGACACCAGAGCTCAGGGTAAAGCCATAAAGGGCCTAATCCGGGAATTCAGGTTAAAGTACCCTAAGAGTGGCCCTAAGAGCAGGAGCTTCCTATACTTGCCAGAATACGGGGAACTTCTGCGTAGCAATGACAGGCCTGAGAATAGCATCCCATTCCTTATTGATAGGAGCTTTAACCCAGACATCAAAACCAAACTGTTGGATCAGGAATGGGAACTAGACTGTGATGAAGGCTCAGTCAAATTGGTGTTCCGTGAAACAGATGCCAATGAAAAGGCTGTTAGGTACACTATTTTATCTGAATCTTATGGTCACACAACGTGGGATCCTCTTCTTCCTGCACCTGATGTTCCTGATGAAAACTTTAGAAACTGGTGCCAAGGCATACCATGTAAGCCTGTAACTTTGCTAGAACAACTAAGACTGCCAATAAGGAAAAATGATGTGGTGCAAACCAAATTCCAACTTAAGGAGAATAGATATGTGCGGCCTGACACAGAGTATGATTTGAGAAAGTTCCTGAAGACAATGAGGAACTTCCTAACAAAAAAGACAGTTGGGCTCTCTTTTGTTGACTATAAGGATGATCTACAGGGAGATGCTGCACCAGGTTTTAACATGGAGGGCAGGTATGAACCAACCATGGATGAAATTATGGGTATCAAAGACTCTGCATTATCCACCCTAAAGGAGTTGCAGGACACTGGTAGAGTGGAAAGATTAGAGATGGTGGAGGGTTTTGAAGAGGCAACAAGAAAGATCGGAGCAGCTTTTGACTATAGTCATGAACATTCTGACAGTGAAGAGAACAATTCTGATGAAGAGGATGCCTGGGATGATGACTCAGAATTATTAATGGGGGGAAGGGAGGATGAGATTATGGATATTTTTGGTAAAGATGACCCAGCCATATTGGAGATGAGGGCAAAAGCTCAAAGAGTGTATATTGGCAATGTTATGCAGATAGAGAAGTTCTTGGGTCCTTACCTGTCACTCCTGGAAGACATGAGTAACTCTAGAGAGGTGTTTGACCAGATAAAAACCCTTTCAGAGGAATCAGAAGTGGAAGTGTCAGGACCTGCTGGAGTCGTCACATATCTTTTATATCCTGGGCTGGATTATGTAGACACCTATCGAACCGATTTGTCTAGAGCCTTAGAAATCAGCACTATAGGAGATTTTGTCAGTATGTCTAGTGCTCAAGGGGCAACTGTATCAGACTTGCACAGGCTACAAGAGGAGGAGCGACAAATTCTTGAATTG